AAATAAACTTATTTCTTTCCACCGCACTTTTAAAACGGTCGATTAACTATTACAATTTAACACTACCAGTCGAAAAAGCAAAAACCCCATCCGGGGACAAAAAGCTAATTCTTAATCGAATTTAAAACTGGAAAACAGACTACAAAGGTTTTACCTCAGCATTCTGTGATGAATTGTCCCCATCACTGGGGCTAGGGGGGGGTACAAGGGGCCGCCGTGTTATTGGTGGTCCCACAAGGTACCCAAAGGAGAAATCTTCTCCTATGGCTCTGTTGAATTCAAGACCATTAGAGGTCAAAACTGCAAGTAACGAGCCAAAATTACATGGGTTTTTATTTAGGACTGAGCCCGTTGTGCCAATATCGACATAATCCATACCACCGAGCTGCGTGGGAACAGCTGGGTATCTCTCATAAAAAGGACTCAGAACTTCTGAGACTTCCTCGGTATTGGGGAAATATAAAGATCTGGGCAATCCAGCATTTGAAAAGGAATTAACATTTAGAACAACTGGACGAACTGGCTGATTAACAACCGGAAATGACGTGATTGCAGCCGAAGCTGGTACCAACATCGTGGTAGTAGGGCTCCACCGCCACTGCTGGGTTGACTGAGTTCCCGAATTTCTATACATCGAAATACGAATTGAACCACACCAGTACCGATAGAGTACAGCTGCTCTATTGAACATAACATTGTATGTTGTGAACATGGCTGGATTAGCCGACATAGGATATCGAATACCCATGTCGGCAGGATACATACCAATAATTTGGGTTGGGCCGGGCGTTGAAGTTGGTATAACAAAACCCAGACCATCATACCTTTTCAAAATTTGACGCCAGCCCGTGACAACCTCACCCATACCGAACGCGTTAATAGCATGACCAGTATCAACAGGTCCGGGCACAATCAAATCACCACTCTGTGGTTCTCCACTTTCAGGGACCAAAACAGGGGTGTGTTTAACAATAGTCACCAGGGGAACAAGCTGTGGATCAACAACCAATTCCTCAAGGTCAGGGCGATCAGCAACTGGCGTGTCCTCATAAACTCCAATGAACGCGGCAATAAATCTTGCCTTAGAAGAATCCAAAGCGTCCACCTTATCTACTTTTCCAACAAATTTACGCCAATAATCATCAGTTACCGATCTGTAAAAATCCATTGATTCCGACGGCAACAAAAGCGAAGCCTCGGTCTCAACCTGAGTAGTAACTGCATCCAATTCAGCCTCTAAGGCTTTAGGAGTTTCCGCCAATGATGGAACAACTTTCTTTTTACTGTCACGATACAGTTTATATTGTTTGGGCGTCTGCAAAACTGGATTAATACCCTTCTCGACCGGAATATCGTTCATATCCTCAAATAAATGTGAAAAGTGACTCTTCATAGTTCTTTTCCTTGGACCTGAAAGAGAAAGTTTCTCACTCAAAACATCCGGATTACCGACAGCAAAACTGGAGCCAGTTAAAAAATTTGTGTCAGTATTAATTCCCCACTCCGATTGAGTGGGAATCGCGAATTGAAAATCTTCAGCAGCACTAGTGCTAACAATAAACTCAATATTTGGAGCACACGTATCAGGACATCGCAAAGCATTAATAACTTCAACTAGCACAACGCCAGTTGGAACAGTGTCCGTATACGGGCTAATCTCTCCTCCCAAAGCGCTATTAAGGGAAGCCCAAGGTGCATTATAAACATAAGGCACAACAAACTCAAATTCGGTGAGATCCCGAATATCATAAATACGAGAATAAACCCGATTAATATCAATAGTTGTTAAAGATGAATTATATAAGAGGCCAGATACGTAAGAAACCCTTATACGACAAGTGTGAAATTGGCTCTTCACTACTTTAAAATGATAATTTATCCCTCCCCGCCATGAATAAAAATTCTCGGAGTGGTACGACAAATATGTATTTAACTTATAAGCGTGAGTACCAACAGGCACACGCAAACACGCATCTGGGGTTACTGGCCACTTCCAAACAACCTGATTGGCAACAGCCGTTTTATCAATTGAGAAAAATGTCATCCAGCTCTTCTTTCGTAAAATGTGAGCAAATGACATCTCATCAACGTCCGTACCAAACACATCACACGGAGTTCTCACCTCGTTCCGCGCGTCCAGTGCCAGGACCTTTGATTTAGAATCGCCATTAAAATTCGTGAAATTCTTAATATAGCAGGGAACCATAGGTGTCGCGAATGAATCATCAGTGGGACGAGACCAACCAAAAATGGAAGCCACGCCAGCTGCTGCATCTGCCACATACGATAAAGTACGTGCAGGAATTGAAACAACCGGGACACCCGACGCCGA